GCAATGCGTCCTAAACTTGCAGTGAATATTATGAGAATACAATTCCCAGAAGATGTTATAACTGAAATCAATGACCATATTGATAATGTTATTATACCTGCTAACAAAGATTATTCAAAAGGTTTAGTTGGACAAATTAGTCACGACAAAAGGTCTGCACAATTACACTTCCCACATAATGATGAAGGTGTAGGTAAACAGTTCAGTGATGTTATCACAAGGCTAGGTAGTGAGTATATCGACAGAGTTGTTGGTATTAGGTCTGAGATTGAAATGCAATCTATGTGGACTGTTCATAGTTACGAAGGTGATTATAATCCAGTACACGACCACGGCACTAAAACACCTATGGGATTATCTTGTATTCTATACTTGAAAGTTCCACCACAGATTGAAAAGTTAGGTAATCCAGCAGAACACTTTGAAGGATTAAACGAATCATCTGGTGCAGTAGATGGATTTACTTATTTAACTTGGGGTGTAAATGGTATGAGAGATATAAACATACTAAGACCTATCACAGAAGAATATGTAAAACCAGAAGTAGGAACAATGTTAATGTTTCCAGCTTGGTTAAGACATGGTGTAATGCCATTCTTTGGAGAAGGAGAAAGAAGAACATTCTCTTGTAACATGAACGTGTCACCAACAGAAAAATTAAGTGGTGACCATTATAGAAAAACTAGAGAGGAATAGTTATGGACGGTTTTAAAACACCAAATATTACATTTAAAACTAGGGTGAAAGATGATGAAGGAAACTTTGATTGGAAAGATGTAACAACTGATGATTACTTCAAAGGTAAGAAAGTAATTTTATTTTCATTGCCTGGCGCCTTTACACCAACTTGTTCAACATATCAATTACCAAACTTTGAAAAGATGTATGATGATTTTAAAGAGTTAGGTATTGATGCAATTTACTGTATGTCTGTGAATGATTCGTTTGTAATGAATGCATGGGCAAAAAACCAAGAATTAAAAAATGTAAAAGTTATACCAGATGGTTCTGGTGATTTTACTAGACAAATGGGAATGATTGTTAAGAAAGATAATCTAGGTTTTGGATATCGTTCTTGGAGATATGCAGCTCTAATCAATGATGGTGTAGTTAAAAAGACTTGGGTAGAAGAAGGTAAAATGGATAATTGTCCAGATGACCCATATAGTGTAACTGACCCAGCATACATTTATAAGGATTTATTAGATGGGACTGAGTGATTTATCAAAACAATTAGATGCTAGAAAAACATCTAATAAGGAACAACCTTATTCAATGGGTAGACAAACTGTAAGGAAGGCTAGAACTGATTTATCAGAAAAAGACTTTCAAGCAAATATCAAATTGAAAACTATGCCTGCTGTAAAATGGTTAGAAGTAGAGTTTCCAAAAGTATTTGTAGAAGAAATAAATGAATATATTGATACTGTCGTTACAGAAAAGAATGAAGATTATTCTAATCGACTAGTAGGTCAGTTGAAAACAGAAAAATCTGCACAACTTGACTTTCCATTGAAAGACCATGAAACTGGTGTGCAATTTAAACAAGTCTTAGAAAACTTGGGTAAATCGTTTATACAAAAACCTTATGGTAGAATGTCGTCAGTAGAGTGTTTTGAGGCTTGGACTGTTCACAGCTATGCTGGAGATTACAATCCTTTACACGACCATGGCGTTCATACTGGTTCTGGACTATCTTGTATATTCTACTTAAAAGTTCCAGAATGTATCAGTAGTAAACCAGAAGTAGATGTTCCTAGTTTGGAAAACGCATCTGGTATTATTGATGGTTGGACACAGTTTTCTTGGGGTGCTCATACAATGAAAGATTTGTATCAACTAAGAGAACAAACACAACACGTTGTAAGACCAAGAGAAGGATTACTAGTTATGTTTCCTTGTTGGTTACAACACATGGTATGGCCATTCTCTGGTGAAGGTGAAAGAAGAACTTTATCTGCAAACTTTAATATACACGACTCACCAGAAGTTGGAAAACAGTTTGGTTCGATAGGTGCGAAAAGAGCAGTAGGAGATAACCCACTTAAAAACGTAAAGAGATAATATTATGTACAAATTTGATGAAGACAAGATTATAAAAGAAATAAAAAAACATATTGACAAAACCTATCAAGGTCACTATAATAAGAATAAGTTTCAAGCAACAGAGTTTATTATAGACTCTGGACATGGAGAAGGTTTCTGTATCGGTAATATTTTAAAGTATGCTCAACGATATGGAAAGAAGAACGGTAAAAATAGAGCAGACTTATTGAAGGTTATACATTATGCTATAATCGCAATGCATTTAAATAATGGAGAAAGTGAATGAAATTAAGTAATAATACAGTACAAGTTCTAAAGAACTTTGCGTCTATAAATCAAAACCTAGTTATTAAAGAAGGTAACGAAATCAAGACAATGTCTGCAATGAAGAATATTGTTGCAAAGGCTACAGTAGAGGAAACATTTCCTAAACAAGTTGCAATCTATGACTTGAATGAATTTTTAGGTTGTCTATCTTTGTTTAAAGAACCAATACTTTCATTTAAAGATACAAGTGTTGTCATTACTGAAGAAAATGGTAGTAGTGGTGATTCGTTAGAGTATATGTATAGTGACCCAAGTGTTGTAACAACACCAAGTAAAGATATCATTATGCCTAGTGAGGAAGTAAAGTTTACTTTAGATGATGTAATGTTATCTAAACTATCAAAGTCAGCTGGTATGATTGGAGCACCAGACTTACTTCTAGAAAACAATAAACTAACTGTTAGAGATAAAAAGAACGACAGTGGAAACTGTTATTCAACTAATGTTGATGCACAAGGTAGTGGAACATATAAGTTTTATTTCAAGACAGAAAACCTAAAACTGATACCAGGCTCTTATGATGTAACTGTTTCATCTAAGAACATCAGTAGTTTCAAAAATGGAAAGACACAATACTGGATTGCACTTGAACCAGAATCAACGTATTCTGCGTAGGGGGAACATACATGGAAAAGTTTCTCTGGGTGGAAAAGTACCGTCCAACGAAGGTAGACGAGTGCATACTCCCAAGTAATCTAAAACAAACTTTCAAAGAGTTTGTCAAACAGAAGACCATACCTAATCTGATTTTATCTGGTGGTGCTGGTGTCGGTAAAACGACTATTGCAAAAGCTATGTTAAATGAGATAGGTGCAACATCAATGATGATAAATGGTTCTGAAGAGTCTGGTATTGATATACTCAGAACTAAGATTAAAAACTTCGCATCTACAAGTTCTTTGGAAGGTGGACGAAAGTATTTAATCTTAGATGAGTCTGATTATCTTAATCCTCAATCAACACAGCCTGCACTTCGTGGGTTCATGGAAGAGTTTCATAAGAACTGTGGTTTTATTCTTACTTGTAATTACAAGAACAGATTGATTGAACCTTTGCATTCCAGATGTAGTGGTGTTGATTTTAAGATACCAAAAGAAGAAAGACCACACCTTGCAACTGCGTTTTTCAAAAGAGTAAAAAGTATATTAGAACAAGAAGGTATCAAGCATGATGATAAAGTCATACTTGAACTAATCACTAAATACTTTCCAGACTGGAGAAGAACTCTCAACGAATTACAAAAGTATTCTGTATCTGGTCAAATAGATTCTGGAATACTCGTAAACTTATCAGAGGTAAGTATCAATGAACTTATGGACGCACTTAAAAAGAAAGAGTTCACAACTGTTAGAAAGTGGATTGTTAATAATTTGGATAATGACCCAAATCGTATGTTTCGTCTTATTTATGATTCTTTATATGATTATCTTGACAGTGGTACTATTCCTCATGCTGTTATCATCATTGGAGAATATTCTTACAAGTCGGCTTTTGTTGCAGACCAAGAAATAAATATGTTAGCCTGTATGACTGAACTAATGATTAAGGTAAAGTTTAAATAAGGATTATATTATTATGTATGAATTGAAAGAATATTTAAAAGCAATCAATCAGTCTAAAGAAAAACTGATGGATACTGAAGACGAAGTCTGGGAAAAGAAATACCCAGCATATATCGTAAATAAATGTCTTGCACCATTTGATATGCAAACTTGTTTATTTGTTAATGAAGTCAATAGACTACCACACTTAGAAAAGAAGTTACAGTTTGATTATTTAATAAATAGTCTTAGAAGAATGAGTAGATATGCTCCTTGGCAAAAAGCTAAGAAAATAAGTGATATAGAGTATGTAAAAGAGTATTATGGATATAGTAATGAAAAGGCTAGGTCTGCACTCACCATACTTAATAATGAACAGATTAAACAGATAAAGAAGAAATTGAATAAAGGTGGAAGACATGGAAAAAACTATTAATTGGTCGCAAGACCAAATGTTGGAAGTTGGATTAAAAGAACCAGACGATTTCCTTAAGGTAAGAGAAACACTATCTCGTATAGGTGTTGCCTCCAGAAAAGAAAAAAAGTTATATCAGTCTTGTCATATACTGCACAAGCAAGGTAAGTACTATATCGTACATTTCAAAGAACTATTTGCATTAGATGGTAAAGAAACTAATCTATCAGAGAATGATATTGCAAGAAGAAACACAATCGCAAAATTATTAAATGATTGGAATCTAGTAGAAGTAAAAGGAAGTATGGAGCCTGCAGCTCCTCTTAGTCAAATTAAGATTTTAGCATTCAAAGATAAAGATGAATGGACATTAGAAACAAAATATAATATTGGCAAAAAGAAAGAGGA